TTTTTTTTAACCGTGGGAATTAGCAACACGGAAAATTGACAATATAGCGCCTAATGCGCTATAGCTAAAGTCGTTACATACATGTATTATGAACAATATCAAACCTGTGGGGTTGACACAAGAGTGTAATCCAAGGCGTTATTGTACACGCCCAATAGTTCAAAGTCAGAACCACCTCGAATGAAGAGGTTGACTTGAACTTCAGGGGAAACAGATTCCATAGAAACCAGAGGTGCATCAATACGAAGCGACCACTCTCCGGCTGAAAACTTACCGACTTCCGAATTTGAACCAGGAGGCACCCGCAACAAGGGTTTTGGAACACGCCATGGCAATATAACTTCGAAACTCGGGTTCATGAAATCATAATCATAAGTGACTATATTTTGTTGAGTCCCAAGTTCTCCAGCTGAATTATCAGACGTCGAATTGTAATGGGAACAAAATGTCAGCCGCAATTTGTGGTAAGCAGTTGCGATCACTTCAAACCTGAGTTCTATCCCTCCTTTCCAGAAAGAGTGATAGGAAGACACAAACCCTAGAAGCGACTCTTGGGCTGAGTCACCTTCTGAAAGAGTCTGAAGAACCTGTATAGGACAAATGGGCCCGGACATAATCACGGTACCATAAGGCTCGGCAGGCTCGATCTCTGCAGTCCTAAACATAGTCCACTTGCGAATGAGGTAAGTCATGGAAGTCTCGTCAACGGAGGTGCCTATAATCCCGACATTAGGCACGACACAAAGAGCAGGGTCCAAAGCCATGACTTGGGCATTTTCAACCCCAACCGAATTCGAGAGGAAGGGAATGTCTCTCTGAACGAAGTTTTGAGGAGTCTGACCAACGTTCGGGTTGTCTTGAACTCTATCAATGAGCCCAACAAAAGCACTTGCGACGTCAACAGTAGACTGGAGGACGTTCCGGACGTTAGAACCCATGTCTGAAAACCAGCCTTCAGGGACAATAACAGGCCTAATCACTCTCAGGGAAACATTTTCAAACCTGGAAAAGACCGAAATCTGTACAGTGTCCGAGTTGTCGGGACCAACACGGCAAGGATTCAAGACAACCAAAGAGAGAGTCCCGGTTGGGATTTGAGTGACTCTATTATTGATGTCGATCATAGACTGAGGGTGAAGCCAAGGAATTCGCATGGTGACAACAGAATTCCCGCCAGCCCTGAGAACACAGTGCTGGTTAACAGTCAAGTTAACAATAGAAGAAACGTGCTCAGAGACCGACGACGTGTCATTACGAAGTGGAAGCCACGAGGCTATCAGCTTTCCAGAAAAGAAAGGCGAGCTCTGAACCTGGAACCTAACTACAAGATCGCCTTGCATATAGTTCCAAGATTTGATTGCTGTTTCGCCAACACCCTTTATGAAATCAAAAGGTCCGGTGGCACTCCACAGCACGCTGGAAGTCGGAGAATTTGGAGACCAAGAAATGGTAGCTAACTTGGCTGAACGAGTCAACATGTCCGTATACTCAAATTCTGGATCAGACATGACTGGTTGAGAAAACCCAGCTGGAGTTCGGGCGATAACAGGAGTCAAAGCGGGAGTACCGTCCAAGAAAGTGACACCTTTGCCTTCCGTATTCTCCATTTCAACCTGGACAAAAGAATCGTAAGCACCTTGAGTCTTGCACTCTAACTTTGGATGCATAGTGGACTTTGCCACTGGTTGATCAAAGGTAAAAGCCTGGTTGTTGGTGAAAGCACGGAAAGTGACGCCGTCGTCAATGCGCTCGGCGCCCATCAGAAAGCTAAACGGACTAGTAGCGCTATTCGGCACTACAATAGTGCTCGGAGGCAATCCGACTGCACTCCTGAAATTGGCATCGCCATACACTGCTGAACTCAAGACCCACTCGACTGCGCAACGGAAAAGATTACCATTGCCATCGTCTCGTAGACGCTCAGGACCAACAGCCACACCGGGCAAATCCGTGGAATTGATGATGGTACCAAGAGCTCCGGGCCTCGCGATGACAGTACCACCAACAGTGGAATAGGAGGTCATCAAATTCGGGATTACACTAACCTGGCCTTGAGCATACTCCCGCCTGCCTTCAATGACAAAACCCATGGCAGTCAATTCGGCATTAGTGAAGAGAGAAGTCTCCAGGGTAAAAGAGAGAGGCTCCACATCCGTGGTCAGTGCGGGTTCCACCGCATTAACATACCCCAAGAGAGTTTCTTGCTTAACGTGAGCGATATTGCCACCAGGCACGAATTTTAAAGTCTCCGGCAAGACTGTTTTGACGGTGCCATGAGGGGCTTGACCACCGACACACAGCTGACGCGGGACTCTGTAAAGGCAGAAGAAATTTCCATCGTCGGCACAGGAAACAAAAATTCTACTAGGGGTCGGAGGAGAGCCAAAGAAATTGTAATAAGCCCAGCCAGTGGTATATTCAGGTTCAACCTCTTCAACAGAATTGCGCGGGACGAGAGCGCAAGCCAAGGTGTTCAGGTAAGGAACCTGGATATGAGAAAACCTGTCAGAATGGTGAACATACTCCTGGGGCAAAATACCTGGCAGCCTGTCAGAACTGACAGAATTGACGATTAGTGGATCAATGCCATCAGGTGTGGCATTGGCGACATGTGGAACGTCGGCAGCGCAGATGAGACGAAAACCACCAGAATACATGGCATACATAGAAGAAACAAACCCAAGTGGACCAGGGGCTCGAGATTCATTGTTTCCAAGCACTCCAGCAGACCTCCCAAGAATGTTGAAAGCAGCAGTGGGATTGTTGTCGATACCGTAATTGCAAAGCCCGTACCTCTTGGCCACGTCCATCAAAGACCTAGTAGCCTGTTTGACTTCGTCAGGTTGAGAATCAGAAGCGCCTGGCGCAATATCAACAGACTGAGTAGGAACGTCGTCGCTAACCAAAGCAGGCGTTTCAGACGAGTCCATCTCCACCCTAATGTTGCTAAGGAAAAGGTGGCAATCACAATCAACCGTTCGACAGAAATGACATTCACCACAATTCCACAAAGGCTTTCTCCTCCAAGCATCAAGACTGAAAGTTTTAGGAGGCAAAACTGGAATGTCAAAGATAACATCTTCCTCTTCAACTCCAAGTTTCGCACATGCAAGTTTGACTGCCATAAGACGATTGTTGCCATCTCCCATTAACATTCCGCTAGTGTCTCCAACAGCGTAAAACTTGCTCTTAGAAGTAACCTCAGCACGCTCTAACCAGTCACTCACGGGATTGGAATGTCCCACGGCAACAAGCTTAGAAGCCCTTTTCATGGCAGTCTCTCTCTCTTCAGTACAAGTTATGACATGGAAGGTATCCAAATCAACAAGGCGAACATTGATCGGAGGAGGCAAATCACGCAAATGGTGTTTAGCTGTCCCAAGAAAGCGCAACACATCAGGAGTTCCCCAAGCAGCGGCATTGCTCCTCCTTGCATAAAGCTCGGAAAGTCCTTCAACGCGCACGCGCTGGGCTGACTGGTAGAAGTCGAAGCTATTCAGCTGCAAAGAAACACCTTGTCTCTTGCAGGCGGCCTGGAGTTTCTTCTTCTCAAGATTGAAACCCGTTCGGCCGAGACACCAACAATCACGGAGAAACATGTTGGCACGCGCCTCGAGTCCATCCTCGGGGTCTGTCTTACTGACGTACTTCAGCCTCTTCCTCTTCTTAACATGGTCAAGGTCATAAAGATACCTTCTCCCAGGAATAAGAGGTAGCTGATGTTGAATGGTGCTACCAGAGCAGAAGACAATATCCAACACAGGTTTGACTGGCCCGTGCTCGGCATTCTTGTCACCAGGGGTAAAACCTCGACCACAGCTTTCAAGGTGACGAGCTACGACACGCCCGTCAAACCAATCACAACAAGTGGCCGTAATGTTGTCGTCACCGTTGGTTTTCACGTTGCACCTAGAAAGAAAAGACACCTCGTCGGAAAGGTCCCCACGAAGCTCAGACTCTTCGAAGTAAGCGTAAGCAACATACACATAGCTCATCAAAGTATTCAAAGTAGTGGTACACCACCATCCACTAGGCATTTCATTGCCCGTCATGTGCACGACATCGCCCAAGAGCACCATTCCATGTTGAACTGCTGTGATAATTCTACGACGGACATAGTCGTCAGATGTCATCTCAAGCTCCGCATACGGGAAGATGTCGGTATCATTATAAAACGAATGGACAAGTCTCTCGAAACCCTCAAAGCTTTGGGCCCCATGCATGTACTCAAAACCAGGATAGTCCCCGTCAAAACCATGATCAGAAGTAGAAAGAAGATCCTTAATCATATGGTCCCAATCGGAACTTTGAAAATCCATGCCTATGGTGCAAAAAGTACGCCCCTTTCCGGCATTCATCCAGTTGGCGAAGCTTCCGAAATACATTTTCGTTAGGAGATTCAAAGTAAAGGGACAAACAGTAATAGTTCGCGTGTCAATTTTCTGGATTTTGGCAACATCCAAAAGCTCGTCCTTGCTAACGACTTGCAAAATGAATCCAACCTCAGATTTCGAGTTGAGCAATTCAAGAGTTTCAAGGAAGAAATCTTTATACTCTTCAGTCAAGTACCACGATTCATCCTTAAATTCAAGAACATCAGCTTTCCTGAGATCAAGATTCTCCGGGTAACCAATCGAAGTGTCTCTCGGATAACTACTAAGATTCTCCCAAGCATCAGAACCGTTGAGAGCCTCAGACACCGTCAACACCGCCTTAGGAAAATCCGATCTGTCAAAAGCTTCCAGGTTCAACTTCGCAGAGCAGAGAGCCAAGTCGAAAGAGTCTTGGAAAAAAGGGGGAAAAATTTCTCCTTTAAACCGCTTCTCCTTACGTGCCACTTGAATCCCATAAGTAGTCAACCCCTTGTGATTGCGAGGGTCTTTGTTCGAAAGAATCGCAGGCTCAACGGTGACATCAGCTAGAAATGAATCTGCCCACAAAGGACTAGGCAAATATTTCGAATTCTTCGCGATCTTAGGCTTCATGTCTTTGGGAACACGGCCCAAAAGAGTTCGTCCAGCAGGGACCAGAGCCGAGTGAGGGATCTCAGACAACGGAACAGGCGTAACAAGAGGAGGCTCAAGCCAACAATGCTCTCCAAGACTTTGATTGATATCGTCTTGAGTGATCATTATGGCAGCAGCGAAATCATTGGCCAAATCTCTAGCTACATGGAAACCCCATAAAACGGTCGAATTGCCTTTGTTAGGGCAAAACAGCAAAGAGCCACAGTAACCATGATAAGTCTCAGCCTTCACTTTCATGTAAGTTTTGGCAACAACTGAAATTTTCGAAAACGGGCTCCGATAATTGAGATCAGCGACCGGGCCAGTCACAGAAGCAAGCTGTTGGACGGAGTCTTGATTGGCATAGAACCATTCCTTATGCTGGGTAGGGGGCCTCTCTCCTATCTTCGGAAGGAAAGAAGTAATGTCCTTCTTCGGAGGGAAGAGCTTCCCGGTCTTCAACACAGCCCAATCATTCAACGATTTTGACTTGACTTGCTGAGTGGCCAAAGTCGTAATGGTGGAATAAGGAAATGAGCGAGTCACGTCATCGCACGTGAGCTGAATCTCAGAACCTTCTGGCAAGAACCCGCTAGTAGTACCGCAAATGATCATATGCAACGGGACAATGAGTTCATCACCTCTCAAATACCAACAATAACAAGTGCCAACCTGTGTCGTGATTTTGGCGAAATTGCGTTTCAAGCAATTCCAAATGCCGGGGTCGCAATCGCCTGGAGCCTCAAAAGGATCTCGCCATCCTGAAGGCAAAGACTGGGGTTGAATGGTAGCAACCCTTGGCCTATAAGATCTAAGCGACGCTTTATAACTTCTGATAGGCCTGCTACTTGCGGCGCTAGCTTCGAAGCTATTTTCAGCAACAGGAGAAGCCTCCCTCATGAAAGGATTGTGGAAGAGTGCGGTGTAAATCAGTGCAACAACAGAAGTTCCAGCACACAAACCAGCCAAAAGTCCATAATGCTCGGACATTTTGGACTTGAACATGTCAAAAGTCATAACCGACAACACGGCGTCGGTTGACCCTCGCAACTTGGCTACTGCAAGTCTAACCTTCTCCCTGAAGGAACGCAGGAAAACACGCACTTTCTGCGAAATGACAGAGCCAGAAGCCTTCAACACCCCAATAATCTGCGCGAAAGTAGAACGAAGTATGTGGCACTTGTCAAAAAGGGCCCTAGACTCGCACGTTCTTTCGGCCTCAGAGGCAACTTCATCCAGGTAAGGGAGCGCTTTTTCGTCATCAGATACGGCATCATTTATATCGTCGACAGACTCAACGTAGCGATTAGGAGCGACAGACTCATCGCCGCTACCAGAAGAAGACGACGTGTGCGCGCAGAGCCCCAACGCTTTAGCAATCCGAGTACGTCTCTTACGTCTATTACCTCCTTCCGGAATCACCGAGTCCATTTCTGGCATCACGTGAGGGCTTTCTTCTTTAGAATCCATGGGACGCGAGAGAAAGTCTTCAGGAGTGGCCGAAGAACTGCCATCGATGTGCTTGTACTCAACATCGTCACAGTCCAAAACGTCGTCACCGAAACCATGAAGCGGATCAACAACACGCGCGGGGGAAAAAGCAGTAGACTCAAACTTCTTGGCGATTTCAGCGAGGCCGGCGGTGTCTCCTTCATTGTTGACGTGGCCACGCCATTTAGCCAAAATAGCAGCATCAACTTTCATACGTTCCTTGAAAGCGTCGTTCTTATCCTTAAGCTTGCCAGCAATGATATTCGCAAGGGAATCGAAAGACAAATCTCGCTTGACGAGCTTATACCTGTCTTCAAGAATAGACGTTGTCGGGCCTGACACATACATATTGAAGGTCAAGTATTCCAAATTCGCAAGCTGGGTGATTGAAAGACGACCAGAAAAAGCCTTTTCCGGGTCAATCTTGTCAGAATTGGCTTTCCGATACTCAGGCTTAACCACAGGAGTAATCACTATAAACCTTCGACGAAAAGCATCAGAATCAATCAAACCCGGAATGTCGTTGCGCGGATTGGCGTTGCTAGCGACAATGACGAGCTTGCTAGTGAACTTGGTGCCTTTGGATGCGATATCGGCCATGGACATCTCCTCAGTGTTTATGCTGATCTTGCGAAGCATGCTCTCGGCTTGAGCTTTCGCTTCAACACTTTTGGAAGCCATAAACTCGTCGCAAAAATAAGCTGCTTGGCCCATGTATCCAGTTTCGTAATTGGTTGGCGAAGCCGAATAAAGTCTCATGCTGGGAGTCATGTTCGGGAAAAGTCTCGCTACTAAAGGTGCAACAGCACTGGTTTTACAAGTCCCTGGACTAGAATACATGTAAATTCCAAGGGGTTCTTGACGAACAGCCCCGTCGTTGAGGACTTCGGTAGCGACAGTCGCAAACGGTTGCAGATCCTTGATCAAATGCTCTATGACTCTATTTTGGCTAGTTGGAGCTAAGACATTCTTAGCAGAAGCACACTTCATGAGAGCAGCCATATAAGCTATGCATTTGGTGGCACCTTCAGGGGTCTTGGCATACTCGGGGACAAGATTGAGGCGCACCGTGAAGTCACGAACCGCAACGATGATCTCTTTAACCTCAGCAGAGCCATCGACCCCCAAGCCAGTCAAGTCAAACACATAAGAGTGCATGGCTGATGGGAGATTTTCCAGAAAATGCGAAAAGCCTAAATTCATCACTCCAAGACCAGCTAAGACTCTAGTAGAATTCGACAAGGCAACTACCACGTTTTTGTAATCAAAACCGCTCAACGCGGGTCCCAGAAAAGTCAAAACAGTGGTCAACAAAACTAAACTGGGAGGATGGCCAGACTCGAGAACCACAGACGGGTGGTAGCCACGATACTTCTCACAATGGACAGTGAAATCTGACATCAGAGAGACACCGGCTTCAGACAGTGCCTTAAAGATAGAATAACATGCAGCCATAGTGAAATCTTTTAAAGTACGGCCGATAGTGAAAACAGTATAAACTATGACCATGAAAAAGAGCACTTTGAAAGACTTGCGCATGCCAGGAGACAAATCTCCGTAC